AATGTTATGAGGTAAAGTTCCTCTCTTTTGCTCATCAAGAATATCTGCAATGAATGCTGATACATCTTCAATAGACTCTAGCTTCTCACGATCAATATATAAGAAAAATCCTTTGTAGTCAACAACTTCACCAGTGTTTGGATCTGCTACTTCTTCATACTCGAATCCCATTTCTTTAGCGTGAGTCCAATCCCACTTCATTTCTGTAATAATAAACACAGGAAGAATTCCCATTTTTTGTGCACTAACTGCCGCTTCAAGAAGCGCTGTAGTTTTACCTGTATCAGAATGTCCTCTTAAAAGAGTAATATGACCGATTGGAATACCTGGGATTTGTAAGGTCTCTTGAAATGCTTGAGAAAGTGGGATCCACTTCTGATCTTTAAACATTACACTAGTGGAAAGATTTTTACCTTTCTTAAACTTCTCTAAACTTGAAATGTCTTTGATTGCGCTAGACACAGCGCCTGTAACTGATTTTGCCATACAAAACTTTTAGTTAAAAAACCCCAACCGAAGTTGGGGATTTGATTAGATATCGAAAAGATCATCAATTGCCGAATCTACACTCGGCTTAGTCGTACTCAATGAATACTGACCTTGCGCTGGCTTTTCCCATGGAAGATCGCCTTGCGGTTTAGATTCTACAGCATCAGCTGATTCTTTTAACTCTTCTTCTGGATTAAGATGCTTAAGAAGTGCTTCTTTCATCTCATCATAAGAATATCTCTTGAATTGAGTCAAAGGATCTGGTTGTGTTTCGATCCATAGTTTTACTTTTTCTGCATCATCAGAAAGCGGAGTCGTTTTTGTTCTAACCCTAACAGTAGATGTATTGTACATCAAGCCTGTTGTTTCTTTACCGGCAGTTTCAACTGTAATGTCACGACCAGTAATTGGATCAGAATAATCTCCTACGTCCTCATCTTCTGCAATAGAAAGCAAATCCATGTAAACTTGTTTACCAAATTCCCAAAGACGAACACCTTTGTCTTCTTCACCACGAACAACTACAGGAGCAAATACACGCATTTTTGGTTCAAGCTTTTTAGCTAGTTGCCAATTGTCACGTTCACTTGACTTGCGAAGTCCTTGAGCAAATTCAACAATAGGATCCTTTTCATTGAAGTTACTCAAACTCATCATGGTACGATTATTGATACCATAATGCATGTAGACTTCTTTAAATGGATTTTGTTTATTAAACACAGAAGGTACAATACGTACTGAGTGTTTACCCACGGTAGGCCTCCAAATAGTTTGGCTTAGGTCCTTCTTTTGTCCTCCACGTGGATTTTGTAGAGCCGACAATCTTGATTTGATAACTGATATATCCATAATATAACTAATTTCGATAAAAATAAGACAAGAATGCTAGATAGAAAAATTAATCTTTCTAGTTAAATAGCAACTATCTTGTGGATAGTAGTATTAAGCCTTTTGAGGTCTTCTCCTTGAGTTAACAAGATAGAGTTCTTGTAGTCAGGCCAGTTAATAGGAAAAGTAGAATCTAGAACACCGTTATTTAAAGTCTTGATCAAAGTGTTCAGAGCGTTTATAGTATATAAAGTATTAGACTCTTTCTTTCTGTGGAGTAAAATTGTATTAGGCAGAATCTTAGTCTGGCCTCCTTCTATCTCAATGTTATATGTACACATATATTCTTCTGAGTCTGGGGAAGATAAAACAAAGATTTTTTTATATAGGATTGTGTACTCCCTATTTATATCTCTTAGAGTGTCTTCTACAGACTCTTTTGGAGAGAAAGTACAAAAAAGTTTATTCATAATTGATTCCGATGTTATTTCCAAAAATTCCTCTGTTTTCATAACCTTAATTTACTGTTAATAAATATTGATAATATATTAGAAAGCATAGTTTACTCCGTACTTATGTTTGACTACCATATCGTTACCTTCTAGGATCTGTTTAATCTTTTTTAGCAATGTTTTGCCATCTTCTTGACAAAAGTCAAATAAGAAAGAATCGTAGGTAATCAGGATTAGTTTAGTCTTCTTTTTACTAAGAAGTTTGTTAACCTCTAAGATCTTATATATGTTTTCTTTTGTCTCTAGATTCTGTACAATATAGTTAAATAATTTTAATTTGTTCATACCTGGAAGCTTCTTTAATATTCTGCCGGTAGGCAAAATCAAAGCTTTGTGGGCATTGTACTTCTTCCATTCCTGTTCTATGAATTGTCCTAATGCGCTAAAGAACTCTATATGTTGGTATTGCTGTTCTATGCCACCATAGAGCTGCTTAAATGTAATGGCCTTTGATTCTTTATACTGTTCATCCGTGAGCTCGGTGGTGTTGAAATACGCGCGTCCCAGGTAGTTGTGCATAGACTCTTTAGGAGGTTTAAATCCTATAAGGCCGGATATTAATCTTAAATGATACGCATCAAAGTCAAACTCTACCAAATAGTCATTTTTAGGTACAAAACATTCTCTAAAGTCTTTATCTTTAGGTATGGCTAGAAAGTTAACACTATTGAAAGAATTAGTAGGTCTAGCTGTTAAATTGTAAAGATTATAGTAAGAATAAATTGTATCTCCTAAAAGAGAATATTCTTTATGCTGGAATTGATACTTTTTATTTAGGCAGCTAAGATCAACTTTTATTCCTGCTTGTTCAACTGTTTTATATGCATCTACTAATTTGTCTTGAAGTTCTATATCCATCTCAAGTTCAAAATAGTCTTTTACCAGTTGGTATAAACATTCGCATTTCTCATAGTGCTTAGAAATAGGAATGATTTCGTTTATAGTAGGTAAAATAGGATGCTTGATATAAAAGTCTCTATGGACTGGTGTATTGCACTCAAAAGAACTATATTCATTATTTTTATCTAAACAGATAAATTGTACATCAATAGAATTAGGTAGATCTAAAAAATATGAATGAGACTTCTTATCAAGAAGGTAGATCTTATTATGAGCTTGTAAAAAAGTTTCAACTAATTTAAGATCTAAACTAAATCCTTCAGAGTGATTAATTACAAAGATATATCCTTTCGTAGAATTATGATAATAAACTAAGCTTACTCTAGCTAACTTTGGATGGTAATAATCATTTGAAGTAACTACTTGAATAAATGCCTGGTCAGACATTTCTAAACGACTCAATTGTTCTTTATCTTCAATGATGAAATACATAACCTATTATTAAGTACAAATATACAAAAACTATTTGTATATAAGATAGTTTATTTACATAGTAGGTCTTGCAAATTTTGTATAGTCACCTCCAATAAATTCTACTATGCCTAAAAAGTTTTTATTTGCTGATTCTGTAAGCCTCTTATTTGTTTCAATAATACCAGGAATTATATTGTATTGAGATTTTCTTGTATTATTTAAAGGTCCAGTTAATTTCCAAAGTATTGTTGTTACCTGATATAATCTAATATCATAATCAGTATCTCCATTAACAATATCATTATATTCTTCTCTAGATATTTCAATTATATAACCTTTTTCATTTTCTTTCTTTGTAAAATATCTAGTAATATAACCCTTAGTATAATCTTCTTGTGTAGGTTGAGGGAAAAAAGATCCTGGTTGACCTTGTATTCTATTAGAAGTTACATTTGTTTTTGTAATTAATTCTTCTTGACTTTTAAAAGAAAGTTGAATATTATCTAATCCTGGTACGCCAACATAATTATTTATTTTTGTTAGTTTTTGACTTGGGCCGGTTTCTGGATTAGGTCCAGAATAAAACTCACTATCTATTGTTTCATAATATTTACCAGAATATGGAACTCCATTTAAAAAAAATTCTGCTCCATTAGTAGTAAGATTATTTATAGTCGCGTATGATGGATAGTATCTTAATGGCATATTATACGTTTATAGAGTTCCAAATATTTGCCGCATCTCTTAGTGCTTCAGCATCTACTTCTGCAGGTGGTCTATTTGGATATTTAGTTCTGACTCCAAAACCATTCCATTTTTCATACCATATTTTTGCATATGCATTAGCATCTAAAGCTGATTCGAATCCTTTTCTTTTAAAACTAGAAACTATTTGTGAAATAAAACTTTCAAAATTAATAAAAGATACAAATGCTTTACATAAATTAGTACCTCCTTCTTTAGCTACAACATATCCATTATGTAATTGAGGATTAAATTCCCAACCCCCGGACGTAATATCAAATCCTCCAAAATTATAATTAAAACCTCTAAAATTCTGCTCTATTTTTATAGTAGCTAAAATTGCTTTTGTTAAAACGTCTCCATATATAGCTTTTAATTTAGGACCTTCAACATTAGGATCTATAATAGTTCTTTGGAAAGATTGTTTTTTGCCTGTCCATCCTTTATTTAAATTTGTATCTACATAAGGATCATTACAAGTTCCTGATGTTGTTGGATACAAAACGTCTTGGGAAACTCTACTAGAATTGACTCCAAATACTCCAGTTGCGCTATCTACTTTAACAACACTTCCAGAAAATGCTGTTTTATCTTTTAGATAAATCATATTTGCTCTAACAGCAGTATTCCATTGATTATTTTCTATAGTATGAGTTAATCCTACCATAACAAAACCAACATTATTAATATAATCTTGAGGAGCTCCTGGTATTTTTCTTGTAGTATAAGTATATGGAAGTAACTGATCTGGTACTGTAAATGCTTGGCCCATTCCTAGACCTGATATACCATCTGTAGTAAAGTTAACAGACACAGGTATCATTGCTGCAGCCCTAGTTGCGTAGTCTTCATTTTTTATTAAAGACATTTTTTCTATATAATAGTTTGTAGCATGAGCTACGCTAGTTTGAGAAGGGTTTATCTTACTATAAAAATCTGATATAGTACTATTAAATTGTGCTGCTGATATTTTTAATGAATCATTATCTTTTTTACCGCTCCCTGTTATTTCTCCTCTAATAGTTACAAATCTATCTGAATATGCTGTATTCACAAATCCAAACGAATCTCCATTAGTTGATAGTGTTGCTTTATTAGATGAATTAGCATTAGCAGAAATTGCTAACATATTAGAAAGTTTACTACTAACTTCAGATTTTATTTCTAAAGATTTTGCTATAGAAAACTTACCAGACAAAGGAAGTTCTGTAG